GTTCAAAGGTTAGAGTTCAATACCGAGAGTGGGAAACAACCAATCAGTTTGGAGACTTTAAAGGATTAGACCTTCAAGCAGTACAGGTTATTGACCTTGTTGAATACACAGGTTCTGATGGTAGCGAATTAGAATCTATAGACGATGATCTGGAGTTTTAATTATGACAGAAGAAGAAATTAAACCTAGTATAACAATAGATAATGTACCTATAAATGTGGAGGACTTACCAGAAGAAGGGCAAGGAATCTTTGGTAGATTACAACGATTGAATCAGAAGAAAGCTAATACCATGCTTGACTTGGAAGAGTTACAAGCAGGTATAAACTTTTTCTCTAATAAGATTATAGAGATTGTTAATACAGAAGGACAACAGAAAGTAACTGAAGTATCAGATGCTGATGTAGTTGATGAAGAACTATCGGAGTCTAACGACTCAGACTAGTGTGCCTAACAAGTTGCTAGACCTTGTAAAAACTAGCATCGTGTAGTTAGGGGATGATACTCCTATAAAGAACCTAGAAATGTGAGTAGTCTTAATTGACTGAGAGGACATGAGGAAAGGTCGGAGATGAATTAGGGATAAGACTGCGAAATCCATACCCGAACTAACTACACACTTTTTAATAACGTGAGGAAATCAATATGGCTTTTGCAGAATATAAATTACCATGCCCTGAGTGTGGTGGTAGTGACCCAGTAGCAAAGAATACAGATGGTTCAGCTAAATGTTTTAGTTGTGACACCTACTTTCTTAACTACGAGGGAGCAACCAAGGGTAAGACAATGCCAACAAAGAAACAAGAAACAATAAAACCAATAGAGAATCCACATGGTGCAGATTACTCTGCTCTAACAGACCGAAGGATATCAGAAGCGACTGCTAAAAAGTATAGCGTCAAGTGTGTCCTTAGTTCTAATGGGGAAATCGTTCAGCATCTTTACCCTTACTTCAATAAGCATGAGCTTACTGCTACTAAGGTTAGATATGTTAGGGATAAAAACTTTTCTGTTATGGGTAGCTTTAACGGAACAGGTTTATTTGGAGAACAACTCTTTCAGAAAGGTAAGTACGTTACTATAACCGAAGGTGAGTGTGATGCGATGGCTTGCTATGAATTAATGGGTAGCAAGTGGGCATCAGTATCAATCAAGCGTGGCTCAAGTGGAGCAGTTAAAGATATTAAAGAAAGCTTAGAGTTCTTAGAAAGTTTTGATAATGTTGTTATCTGTTTTGATAGTGACAAGCAGGGTAAGGAAGCTGCAAAGAAAGTTGCAATGTTATTCCAACCTAGTAAAGCAAAGATTATGTCTTTACCTAATGGGTTTAAAGATGCTAATGATATGCTGCGTCAGAACAAACACAAAGAATTTGTTGAGGCTTGGTGGTCAGCTAAGACTTATACTCCTAGTGGAGTTATAAATGTATCAGAATCAAAAGGAGATTTCTTTAATCGAGAGAAGAAAGAAAGTGTTCCTTATCCTTGGAAAGGTTTGAATGATAAACTGTTTGGGATGAGACAGGGAGAGCTATTAACCTTAACAGGTGGTACAGGACTAGGTAAGTCTTCAGTAACGAGAGAGCTTGAGCATTGGTTGATTAAAGAAACTACAGGTAACGTAGGTATCATAGCTCTTGAAGAAGATTGGAGAAGGACTGTTGATGGTATCTTATCCATCGAAGCTAACGCTAGACTATACATTGACCAAGAGCGAGATCAATTCTCACCAGAAGAGATTGACAAATTCTTTGACATCCTGTATGATGGGGAGAATAAGAATAGAGTATGGGTTCATGCTCACTTCGGAACGAATAGTATAGATGAAATATTTAATAAGATTAGGTTCATGATTATAGCATGTGATTGTCAATGGATAGTAGTAGACCACTTACATATGTTAGTGTCTTCATTATCTGAAGGGGACGAGAGAAGGTCTATAGATAATATCATGACCAGACTTAGAAGTATTGTAGAAGAAACTAATGTTGGTATGATATTAGTATCTCACTTACGTAGGGTAGATGGTAATAAAGGACACGAGAACGGAGTGGAGGTTAGTCTTTCACACTTAAGAGGTTCACAAAGTATCGCACAGTTAAGCGATTGTGTTATTGCACTTGAACGTAATCAACAATCAGAGGATGAAGAAGAATCTAATACGACCCGTGTGAGAGTATTAAAGTCTAGGTACACAGGTGATGTGGGTCTTGCATCTCACTTACGTTACGATAGAGAAACCGGCAGGCTAAGGGAAGTACCTAAAGAACAGTTTGAAGAAGATGATAATGAACTCTTGGAGTTATAGATATGGATTTAGTATTTGACATAGAGACAGACGACCTTAAGGCTACCAAGATACATTGTATTGTAGCACAGGACGCTGACTCCAAAGAGACATTCAAGTTTCCTCCTGATAAATTAGAGGAAGGATATAAGTTTCTTGAGAAAGCTGATAGACTTATTGGACATAATATTATAGGGTTTGATATCCCTGTATTAGAAAGGCTAGGCGGTATAAAGTTATCTCATAAACCTGTTGTTGATACTCTTGTTATGTCAAGACTATTCAATCCTGTACGTGAAGGAGGACACAGCTTAGAGAAGTGGGGTTTTCGTTTAGGTTTTAAGAAGATAGAGTTTGATGATTACTTAAACTATTCTAAGGATATGTTAGAGTATTGTGTACGTGATGTACATCTCAATACAGTTTTGTTTCATCACTTACGTAAAGAAGGGGCAGGTTTTAATAAGGAATGTGTTGCACTTGAGCAGACTGTTGCAGATATAATAAAGAAACAAGAGGACACAGGATTCCAATTTGATTTGCAGAAAGGGGAATTACTTTTAGCAGAGTTACGAGAGAAGATGCAACAAGCAGAGGATGAAGTTCATAAAGAATTTAAACCTAAGTTAGTTGACATCAGACAAGTAAATCCTAAACTTAAGAAGGATGGAACATTATCTAAGTCAGGATTAACCCCTGAAGAGTACGAAGAAAGATTACCTACAAATAATATTAAACCTTTTATGCGTAGAAAACTTCAAGACTTTAATCTTGGTTCACGTAAACAAGTTGGTGAGTACTTGATAGAGTTTGGTTGGAAGCCTAAGAAGTTTACTCCTACTGGTCAGCCGATAGTAGATGAGACTACACTTGGTAAGATAGATAAGATACCCCAAGCTAAACTTATTGCTTCATACTTTCTTTATCAGAAGCGTATTGCTCAGGTTGATTCTTGGATCAAAGCTTTAGACGAAGACAATAGAGTACATGGGTTTGTAATTCCTAACGGAACAATTACAGGTCGCATGTCTCATAGGAGTCCTAACATGGCTCAAGTTCCTAACATACACAGTCCATATGGGAATGAATGTAGGTCTTGTTGGATTGTTAAGGATGGATATAAATTAGTAGGTATAGATGCAAGTGGACTAGAACTTAGGATGCTTGCACACTACATGCAAAACGAGGAGTATGTAAATGAAATCATTAACGGAGATATACACACCGCTAATCAAAAAGCTGCAGGACTTGAATCAAGAGATCAGGCGAAGACATTCATCTATGCACTTATATACGGAGCAGGAGATGCAAAGCTTGGGTCTGTGGTTGGAGGAAACAGAGAGAGTGGTAAGCGACTTAGAGAACAATTTCTTAATAATAATCCATCATTTAAATCTCTTAGAGATAAAGTACAAAGAGCGTCAGGCAAGCATTGGCTCAAAGGAATAGACGGACGCAGACTTTTAATTCGCACACAGCACGCTGCCCTCAACACATTATTACAAGGTGGAGGTGCTATCGTTATGAAACGTGGACTTGCTATGTTAGATTCTTTGATACGTTTAAACACCTTCGATGCTAAGTTTGTAGCTAACATCCATGACGAATGGCAGATGGAAGTACGAGAAGATATAGCAGAGAACGTAGGTGCGTTAGCTGTTGAATGTATTATCAAAGCAGGGGAACATTATAACCTTCGCTGTCCTATGGATGGTGAATACAAAATAGGAGACAACTGGAGTGAAACACATTAATATAACTAAACAGAATATACAACAAGCACAGACTCTTGCTGAAGAAATGGGGCAATTAAAAAACTCTATAACAAAAGGACAAGGAAATATACATGGTTTTTTAGGAGAAATAATTGTATCTAAATTTTTAGATATAGAAATATCTAACACTTATGATTATGATATGATATTTAATAACATAAAAATAGATGTTAAAACTAAACGAGTAACTACACCGCCTAAAGATTATTACGAGTGTTCAGTTGCTAATCTTAATACTAAACAACGCTGTGATATCTATGTATTTACACGAATTTTAAAAGACATGACTCAAGGTTGGATATTAGGATATATAAATAAAGAAGACTATTTTAAAAAATCTACGTTCATGAAAAAAGGAGAAGTCGACCCTTCTAATAACTGGAAAGTTTCAACTGACTGTTATAATCTTCCAATAAATAAATTAAATAATATAGAGGATTTAAATGAAACACACTAACAACACAAATAGAAAAGGAGACTTTGCAGAGTACTACGCAGTCACTTGGTTATGGGATAATGGTTATGAAGTTTTTCAAAACTCTGGCTGTTCTGGTCCAGTAGACATGATTGCAGTAAAAGAAAATAAAACAATTTTAATAGATGTAAAAACTTCACGAGCAAGAAATAGAATAGCTGAAGGAAAAAATTCAGGAAATTTTCAAAAAGATACAAACTTAGAACCAAGCCACAGCCGAACAAAAAAACAAATAGCAATGGGAGTTCAACTATTGATTTTTAATCCTAAAACAAGAGAACTTAGATTTATAAAGCACATCAAATGAAAAAATTAAACACACTAGTAGAAGACATCTACTCTAAACTATCCGTACTTGGCAAGGGCGAATCACTTAACCTATCTGATGAAGTCATAGATAAGTTTGGTGAGGACATGAAAGAAGTCATACGTCAATGGTCTACACCAACACCACGCTCGACAGGCACGTTACGTATGTCCAACGTGGGTAAACCTAACAGACAGTTATGGTATGACATGAAGTACCCTGATGAAAGTAATTCAATAACACCTTCTACCTTTATTAAATTTCTTTACGGACACTTACTCGAAGAGGTTGTACTTCTTCTTGTAAGACATGCAGGACACGATGTAACGGACGAACAAAAGAACGTCAAGGTTAAAGGTGTTGAAGGACACATGGACTGTGTGATTGATGGTCAAGTCATTGACGTTAAGACTGCATCAGGTTTCGCCTTTAAGAAGTTTAGAGATGGGACACTAGCAGACGATGATACCTTTGGATACCTTGCACAACTTGCAGGTTACGAAGCAGGACATGGTACATCTGAGGGTGGCTTCCTAGCAATGAACAAAGAGAGTGGAGAACTTGCTCTTTATATTCCGGAAGAACTTGACAAACCTAATATACAGAGTAAAATAACTAAAGTAAAAAAGTCTTTAAAGGTGGACACACCACCTGAAATTTGTTACACTCCGATACCTGATGGTAAGGCAGGCAACATGAAACTTGCAAGAGGATGTTTCTTTTGTAGGCACAAGGTTGAGTGTCATAAAGATTCTAACAACGGAGAAGGATTAAAAGTATTTAAGTATGCTAATGGACTTTCTTACTTAACAACTGTAGTTAAACAACCTAAAGTAGAGGAGATAACAAATGAATTCAAAGCAAGAAAAGAAAATAAGAAAGCACGCACAACAACTAATGGTTGAGTGGCTTAAGAGTGTAGTGCCTGAAGAGGAACAAGAAAAAGTTACTATTGAAAATGTACACACTTACATACCTGAGCAGACTCACGTTTATGGAAATAGAAGTCTACACGTTTCAGCCTACACTTTACGTTGGTTTATTAAAGGTATTAAAAAACTTATTAAACAAGGCAGACAAGACTATACAACAATTAAAGTGCAGGAGTTAGAGCATGGATAATGATTTACATGACCTTGATTTAATAGATATATCAGAATTGCTTATGATAGTAGGCAGTTATATATATGCAGGCAACAGTATTGAAACAGTAGAGCCTGAAATAGTAAACAAATTATTAGAACTTCTTAATGAAGAACAAAATAAAAGATTGACAATTGACCCCGAACATGAGATAATACACTAATGAAGAAAGGATTTCGTAAGCCCCGTAAAATCAGACCAGTTGAAAAAGATTTACCTAAAGGGTATGATTCTAATTGGGAATATAAATTACATGTTAATCAATTAAAAGAATGGTCACATCACGGAGATAAGATAGACTACACAGTTGAGCATACTTATGAACCTGACTTTAGAAAAACATTTTGTAATGTAGAATATTTAATTGAAGCAAAGGGTAGGTTCTGGGATTACGCAGAGTATAGTAAATACATATGGGTTCGTAAAAATTTAAAAGCTCATCAGGTTCTTGTGTTTATCTTTGCAAAACCTTTAGCACCTATGCCTGCAGCTAAGAAAAGAAAAGATGGTAGTAAACGTACTCATGCAGAATGGGCAGAGAAAAATAACTTTAAATGGTATAGTGAGTTTGACTTGCCTAAACAATGGAGGGAATAGATATGGATTACAAATTTAATGAAGGCTCAAACTTAAGAGGCATCAAACAATATATAGATGATACTTACTCAGAGCATTATGCAAATTCTAAATATCAAGCAACTGATATGATAATAGATGCAGGGCACGGAGAAGGTTTTTGTATTGGTAACATCATGAAGTATGCGATGAGGTTTGGAAAAAAAGATGGTAAGTCTGATAAAGATTTGCTTAAGATAATACATTATGCTATAATAGCTTTGTATTTAAATGATAAGGACAATCAGAATGACTGATACAACAGAATATTTAGGAATAGAAATAGATTACAACAAAGATAGTAAGCTTGATAAGTTTAGTATTGACACATTAAAAGATAGATACTTTTGGGCAGATGAAGAAAGCCCACAAGAAGCATTTGCAAGAGCAGCAGTATTTGGTGCAACTTACAAAGGACATATAGATTTTAATTTAGCACAAAGGTTATACAATTATGCATCCGATCATTGGTTTATGTTTAGTACTCCTATACTATCTAACGGGGGAACAACTCGTGGGCTTCCTATCAGTTGCTTTCTCAATTACGTACCTGATTCGAGGAATGGTTTATCTGATCACTATGATGAAAACATTTGGCTCGCAAGTTCAGGTGGAGGTATCGGTGGATATTGGGGAGATGTTAGGAGTGATGGTATTTCAACTGGCAATGGTTCTCGTTCTACTGGTTCAATCCCCTTTATGCATGTCGTAGATGCAGAGATGCTTGCGTTTAATCAAGGAACAACAAGACGAGGTAGCTATGCAGCTTACTCAAATATATCACACCCAGAAATAGAAGAATTTATTAACATGCGTAAAGCATCAGGTGGAGATATAAATAGAAAGAATTTAAATTTACACAACGCAGTTAATATTACTAATGAATTTTTAGAATGTGTAAAAGAAGGTAAACCTTGGAGACTTATAGACCCTAAAACTAATGAACCAACTAAGGTTGTAGATGCAAGAGAACTGTGGATGCGTCTATTAGAGACACGAGCAGAGACAGGAGAGCCTTACTTAATAAACATTGACGCATGTAATGATGCGTTACCGCAAGAACAAAAAGATTTAGGATTAAAAATTAAACAAAGCAACTTGTGTTCTGAGATTACTTTAGCAACTAACGAAGAACGTACTGCTGTATGTTGTTTGTCAAGTGTTAATTTAGAATACTTTGAGAACTGGAAAAAGAACGAAGAGTTTATTCCAGACTTAGTGACAATGCTTGACAATGTATTAGAACATTTTATTGAAGACATTGTAGATACAGATAACTTAGGTGGATACACCGCAAACTTTAAGAGGTTTAAAAAATATGTTAAAGAAAATAAAAAAGGTATGGTTAAAGCTGCTTACTCAGCTTACAGAGAAAGGTCTATCGGGCTTGGTGCAATGGGTTTCCATGCTCACTTACAAAGTAAAAGATTACCTTTTAATGGGTTACAACAAACTAGCATCAACAATGTTATCTTTAACAGAATTAAATCGCAAGCAGTTAAAGCTACTAAATTATTGGCTGAACAAAGGGGGGAAGCTCCTGATATACATGGCAGCAACAGGCGTAACACTCATCTTTTGGCTATTGCTCCTAATGCCAGTAGTTCTATTATATGCGGTGGTACTTCCCCTAGCATTGAACCGTATCGTGCTAACATCTATACGCACAAAACTTTATCGGGCAACTACAAAGTTAAAAATAAATTCTTAGAAAAATTATTAAAAAAGAAAGGTTTAAATTTAGAAGAACGAGAACAAGTGTGGGCAGACATATCTAATAAACGTGGGTCTGTTCAGTCATTAGAAATTTTTACAGCAGAAGAACAAGAGATATTTAAAACAGCAGATGAAATAAATCAACTACATATTGTAGAACATGCTAGGATGAGACAGCCTTACGTATGTCAAAGTCAAAGTGTTAATTTATTTTTCGTCCCACCTAAAGCAACAGAAGATCAAGATGTACACGATGATTACCTACAGTATGTTAATGACGTACATTGGTATGCTATGCATCATCTAAAATCTTTGTATTATTTTAGGTCAGACTCTGCTAAATCTGCAGAAAATGTAAACGTACAAGTACCAAGAATTAATTTAGAAGATGCAGAATGTTTAAGCTGCGAAGGATAATATAAATATAAAAAAGGAGAACACATGAGCTTATTAGGAACAAGAGATTATTACAAACCATTTGATCATCCGTGGATGTATGATTATTTTAAACTACAAAATCAAATGCATTGGATGGCAGACGATGTGCCATTAAACACAGACGTTAAAGATTGGAATAGTATTTCAGATAACGAAAGAAATTTATTGACACAGATATTTAGATTGTTTACTCAATCAGACGTAGACGTTGCATCAGGATACGTTAACAAGTATATGAAACTGTTTAAAAAACCAGAAGCAATAATGATGATGTCTTCTTTTGCTAACATGGAAGCTATACATCAAGATGCGTATAGTGTTCTATTAGAAACAGTAGGCATGAGAGATACAGAGTACAAAGCTTTTGCTGAGTACGAAGAGATGGCAAACAAACACGAGTACATTAATCAATTTAAACCTACTCTTAAGAACAAAAGAGAAATAGCTAAAGCACTTGCAGTCTACTCAGGATTTACAGAAGGACTACAGTTGTTTAGTAGCTTTGCAATCTTGTTAAACTTTCCAAGGTTCGGTAAGATGAAAGGGATGGGACAGATTGTTACGTATTCTATACGTGATGAGAGTCTGCATGTTGAAGCAATGACTAGGTTGTTTAGAGAATTTATTCAAGAGAACATAGAGATATGGACAGACGATTTTAAAGCAGAGATATATCAAATATGCAGAGAGATGGTAGAACTAGAAGATAAGTTTTTAGACTTAGTGTTTGAAATGGGAGACTTAGAAGGACTAACTAAAAAAGATATGTATGCTTATAACAGATACATAGCTGATAGAAGGTTGTTGCAGTTAGGATTAAAAACTAACTTTGACCAGAGAGATAATCCGTTAACATGGATTGATGAAGTAATAGGAGTAGAGCACCAGAACTTTTTTGAAGGTAAGTCTACGTCTTATATGAAAGCAGGATTAAAAGGAAATCACGGAAGTTTAACTTTTACGGATATTAAAAATGAAAAGGAATGAAGCTACATTAATCAGTTACAAATTAACAATAGATAAGAAAGGTAAAGTATACACAGAAAGAAGTGTAAGCGAAATAGATGAACTAAAGGGAAGGCTTACTCCTATTATGTTTAATACTTTAAAGGCTACAATACGAACAGCTAAAGCAGAACTAGATAAAGTTCATAACAAAATTGAAGCTGATTTAAACGGAAGAATTTTTAATAATTAATTAGCCAAGGGATTTTTATTCCCTTCTTTAAGAGTATCTATACTTTCTTGTAGGTACTCTATTTCTGTTTGTAATGCTACGATATCTTTCCCCATGCCATTAGCATTTTCAGCCATCACACTTAGAGAAGGATTAATTCCACCATCAATATTTTTATTAATGTACTCTACA